GAGACACCGGGGCTTTATTTATTCAAGTTATTTATGAGGTGGAGAAATTATGAGTGTCTATGATGATATGCACGAATGCGACACGAATCTTCTTAAGAAGCCATACTATTTATGTAACCGCAAAAAGTGTGGCGACAAATGCATTGACGAGTGTTATTTAACATCCGACTTATTTTATGCTGCGGACGGCATCGACAGAAGCCAATATGAAGCGTATCGGTTTTTTTCTGATTTGAGCGATGAGCCGCATAGGCCGTCATTCAAATCTAAACTATTAAATCCATATAAAGCAGATGACTTCTAAAGAAACGCAAACATTTTATGTGTCCGCTGCGTGGCAACGCAAACGTGAAGAGATACTCAAACACGATCACTATGAGTGCTATCTATGCCGAACGGGTAAAGGGTATGCACATAGGCCAATGCATTCACGCGCAGAGATTGTGCATCATGTCAAACACTTAAGGGATAGACCGGACCTACGACTATCAGACACTTACATAGACAATAACGGCGTTAGTCATAGACAACTCATAAGTGTATGCAAGCGCTGCCACGAAGAGGTGTGTCATCCGGAACGTTTGAGGCACCGAAAAAGCAAGCCTGTGACGTGCGAGCGGTGGTGATCGTCGCGCGCGTGATTAAAAAAAATGAAGACCCCCGGCCTGAAAAAAGTAAAAATTAATTTATAGTGGCTTAGTCGGGGCTGTACCCGACATTTCAAAAATTGATTATGCGCGATTTTAATATCCGCGCCGATATCAATTAAAGGAGGTGACAATATGGCTGAATCGAAGTTGAGAAAAGCGATCAAAAATGATTTACGCGATCAAATTTTAGCGCGAAACGGTGGCGTGATGGACGAAGCGACCGAGGATATGATCGAGACCTATATGGATATGTGGGACTGCAAAGAAGGATTGACAAAAGATATCGAAAAACGAGGGACTAAAGTTATTGTCACAACGTCGACCGGAACGAAAAACACCAGAACGAACGATAGCGTGCAGGATCTGAATAAGTTGATTGGACAGATGCTGAAAATGCGCGCGCAAATGCATCTTGACGAACCGGCGCCGAAGGTGGATGACCTGGACGATGAAATGTGAGTATGTAGATGATTTTTTATTGCCGATCTCCCGGGGCGAAAAGGTAGCCAGCACAGAAGTACTGGCGGCTGTTGACTATATTTATAAAACCATTGGCGAAAATGGAATTGACCTGCATGTAGAAAAAACAGCAAAGGCCATTTCGTTGATGGAAAAGTATTTTAAATATCAGCTTTTCCTATGGGAAAAATGCGAGATTGCGCTGATGCATGCAGAATATCCGGATGGCAGTTTGGTCTTTAACGAATTTTTCACCATGATGGGCCGCGGGAATGGGAAAAACGGGTTTATCAGTCCGGTGGCGTGGTATCTGACCACGAAATATCACGGCGTTGATGGGTACAACGTTGACATCATTGCAAATAGTGAGGACCAGGCGAAAACGTCGTTTTTTGATGTGTATGGCATGTTGGAAAGAACGGCAGCAACGTCAAAAAAATGGTTTCGATGGAATCGAACTGAGATTATCAACCGGAACACCGGCAGTTATATCAAGTACAACACCAGCAATGCCAACACGAAAGATGGTAAGCGATCCGGGTGTTTGATTGTCGATGAAGAACATGCTTATGAATCATCTGAAGCGTTAGGAACATTTCAATCTGGGTTCGGGAAAGTGCCGCATAGTCGTACGTTCAAGATCACGACGAACGGATATGTGCGCGATGGCGTGCTGGACAAAGATTTGGAAGTTGCCAGGGACGTACTGAAAGGCAAGACAAAAGGCTTAAGGCTTTGCCCATTAATTTTCAAGATTGACAGTGAAGAAGAAGCTGACGATCCCGAAATGTGGGAAAAGGCCAATCCGTCATTGCCGTACTTGCCAAACTTAAGATTTCAGATCGAGCAAGAAAATATTAAGCGAAAAACCGACGCAAGAACCAACTTGGAATTTATGACCAAGCGCATGAATTTTCCAAAAACAGATATGGAGCTGGCCGTTACCGAATGGGAAAATATCGCGGCGACCAATCGCCCGTTACCCAATATGGACGGTTGGTTATGCACGGTCGGAATCGACTACGCAAGTATGCGAGATTGGGCGGCTGTTGTTTTCCACTTCAAGCGCGGGAAAGAACGATTTGACATTTGCCACTCGTGGTTGTGTGTTCGCAACCCTGAACTTTTCCGGATCAGGGCACCGTGGCGCGAATGGGCGGCAGCTGGCATGATCACCCCAGTAGACGCGGTGGAAATTGCGCCAGAACTTTTGACCGACTACATTCGCGAAATGGGGAAAACCTATGCCATTCAGAGTATCGCTCTTGACGGGTTCCGGTATGCCCTCATGAGAACGACCCTTGCGAAAATTAGCTTTGACGCCGATACCTACGACAATGTAAAACTGGTTCGTCCATCGGACGTTATGCGGATACAACCAATCATAGATAGCTGCTTTAACAAGCAGCTTTTTTGTTGGGGAGATAATCCGGTTTTGAGATGGGCAACCAATAACACCATGCTGATACCATCCACGAAAAAGAACGGAGTTGATACTGGCAATTTTATTTACGCAAAGATCGAAGCGAAAAGTCGAAAAACAGACCCGTTCATGGCGCTGGTGGCGGCAATGACCATCGAGGATTTGTTGGGAGATAGCGCGAGCATCGATCAAATTAAAGTATTCAGTTCATTTTAACTGAAAGGGGGTGACTATTTGGCGAGTTTAACAGATTGGATTAAAACGCACATTTTTAGGCGAACGGTTGAAAACGGAACGATTGCGGACGTGCCATTTACCGATGATGAATTTGCAAACCTGCTGAGACAAGGCGCAGAGATTCAACGGATCGCGTTCGACCAGTGCGTTTTGCTGATCGCAAATGCTGTTGGCAAATGTGAGTTCAAAACCTATATGGGCGATGAGGAAATATTTGGCGATGAATATTATTTGTGGAATGTGGCTCCCAATGTCAATCAGGGGTCATCCGAATTTATTCACAAATGGATAAAAAAGCTGATGACAACCGGTGAAGCGTTAATCGTCGAATTGAAAGCAACTGACGCGATAACCGGCAAACATTATGGTCAACTGCTGGTGGCGGATAGCTATACCGTGGATCAGTACGCGGCGAAAGAGGCGGTTTTTCGGGACGTAACATTTCATGGGCGCGGAAACGCACAAGATTTGAGATTGAGACGCGAATTTTTACAGCATGAAGTTTTGTACTTCAAAATGCCGGCGGGAAACACGGCTCGATGGGTTGGCGCGTTTTTGACGAATTATCAAAAATTGTTGGATTATGCGATGAGCGCGTTTGTTAAGAGCCGTGGGAACCGCGGCATCCTATACATGAAAGGGCTGAACGCCGGCAACGATGAAACGCGAAAGGCTTTGCTTGAAGCCTATTCGCAAAGCTTTAAGGATTTTTATGCCAAAGAATCATCCGCGATGCCATTGGATGACGCAATGCGTTATGAAGAACTATCGCAAAAAACATATAATAATGAACAGTCCCGGGATATAAGGGCGCTAATCGACGACGTGCGAGACGTCACCGCGCAGGCGTTTGGCATCCCGCCGGAAATCCTGAACGGCCGCGTCGAGGGAACGTCGGATGCTATCGACAATTTTTTGACGTTTTGCATCGATCCGCTGTGCATCATGATCCAGGAAGAGATCACCGCGAAAAGGTATGGCCGCGACCAGTTCGAGAAGGGCAATTGCGTTAAGATCGACACGTCGCGGATTAAGCATATCGACATTATGAGCACCGGTGACGCGATCGACAAGCTGATCTCGAGCGGCGCGTTCACGATCAATCAGGTGCGCCGGAAGCTGGGCGAGGATCAGATCAACGAACCATTCGCGGATCAACACTATATCACAAAAAACTATGAGCCGATTGAAATGGCTGGGCAAGAATCACCCGGTGGAAGTCCGGACGGAACAGGAGGCAATAATGAGTAAAAGAAAAATGTTTTATGCGTTAAATCAAAGTGATGACAATGCAGAATTACATATTTTTGGAGACGTCACAAGCTGGCCATGGCTGGAGAGTGACGTGTCGGCAACCATGCTGTCAAACAAGCTAAAAGAAGTCACCGCATCGCATATCGACGTGTGGATCAACAGCATGGGCGGTGAAGTGGCTGAGGGTTTGGCCATTTATAATGCACTGAGGAATCACAGCGCAAGCGTTACAACGCACTGCGAGGGTTTCGCATGTTCGATCGCATCGGTAATTTTCATGGCCGGCGACGAGCGAGTCATGGAACACGCATCGCTGCTGATGGTCCACCATCCTTGGACGATGGCCGCTGGCAACGCTGATGACATGCGAAAAACTGCCGACGATTTGGACAGCATCGAGCAGGCTATCAAAGCGGCATATCGCCGTGGTGTGAATTTAGAAGATGATGAACTGAACCAGCTGCTGGATGGCGAAACGTGGATCGGGCCGGAAGACGCGACCGCGTGGGGTTTTGCAACAAGCATCAACGAAGATATCGATGAACCAGATGGGATCGCCGCAAGCGCGGCGCGAAAGGTTATCGATCTGATGCGAAAAGGTGCGGCCTATCGCAAAAGGCCAGAAGCATTAACTAAAGCAGATATTAAAGACGTCGTGAATGCGGCGCTTTTTAATTTTTTGAAGGTTGACGGCGAGCCGGAAAAACCGCCGGAGCCCAAACTCACCCAGCCAACAGAAAATAAGCTAATTGAATTATTAAGTAAACTTTAGGAAAAGAGGTATGTTAATGAAATCCGAAGATCTGAAAAAACAGGCCATCAAAA